CCCCGCCCCCCTTTTCCACCACCCCCCCCCAACAGAACCCCGAAAAAAACCACCCGGCGGAGCCGCTGTACCAGCGGCTTAATTTATTGAAATTTTAAGGAGGATTTTACTATGAGCATGATTTTGGAACTGCGCGAGAAGCGCGCAAAGGCGTGGGAAACGGCGAAGGCTTTTCTGGATGCCAAGCGTGGTGCCGATGGCCTGCTGGCCGCCGAGGATGTGGCGACCTATGAAAAGATGGAGGCTGATGTGGTAAATCTCGGCAAGGAGATTGACCGTCTGGAACGGCAGGCCGCTCTGGATGCGGAGCTTTCTAAGCCGGTCAATACCCCACTGACGGGCAAGCCTGCGACCCCTGCCGGTGAGGAAAAGACTGGCCGCGCCTCTGCGGAATACCGCCGCTCTTTCTGGAACGCTATGCGCAGCAAGATGCCTACCCACGAGATTATGAACGCCCTGCAGATTGGTACGGACTCTGAGGGCGGCTATCTGGTGCCGGATGAATTTGAGCGTACTCTGGTGGAGGCATTGGAGGAGCAGAACATTTTCCGCACACTGGCCCATGTGATCCAGACCAGCTCCGGCGACCGTAAAATCCCGGTGGTGGCTTCCAAGGGTACGGCTTCGTGGGTGGACGAGGAAGGGACGATCCCGGAGAGTGACGACGCTTTCTCGCAGGTTTCCATCGGGGCCTACAAGCTGGCAACGCTGGTGAAGGTGTCCGAGGAGCTGCTGAACGACAGCGTTTTCGATTTGGAGGCCTATATTTCTCGTGAGTTTGCTCGCCGCATCGGTAACAAGGAGGAGGAAGCCTTCTTTACCGGCGATGGCACCGGCAAGCCGCTGGGTGTTCTGGCTGCAACAGGCGGCGCGGAAATTGGCGTAACTGCTGCCTCCGCTACTGCATTTACGGCGGACGAGGTGTTCGACCTGTTTTACTCTCTGAAAGCGCCTTACCGCAAGAACGCTGTTTTCCTGATGAACGATTCTTCCGTGAAGGCCCTTAGGAAGCTCAAAGACGGGAACGGCCAGTACCTCTGGCAGCCCTCCCTGACTGCCGGAACCCCGGATATGCTGCTGGGCCGCCCGGTTTATACCTCGGCCTTTATGCCCGCCATGGCGGCCAGTGCAAAATCCATCCTGTTCGGCGACCTGTCTTATTATTGGGTGGCCGACCGTCAGGGCCGTTCCTTCCGCCGCCTCGGCGAGCTGTATGCTACTACCGGGCAGGTGGGCTTCCTTGCCTCCCAGCGCGTGGATGGCAAACTGATCCTGCCCGAAGCCGTGAAGGTCTTGCAGCAGAAGGCTGCGTAAGGAGGGCTGGCAGATGAACTACAACGGAAAGAATTATGCAGAACAGGGCGGCGATAAATGGGTGATCGGCGGCACGCTTGAAATTAAAGAAGGTGCCACTGTCACCGGCCTGCCTGCCGCTGAGATTCCCCAAGCGGCCAATCAGGCTGACAGTGTGGCGACGGATGTCCCCACTCTGGTTTCTGATTTTAACGGCCTGCTTGCCAAGTTGAAGGCGGCGGGCTTTATGACTGCCGATTGATAAGGAGGTGGCGGCATGGACGAATTGCTTCAAAAAGTCAAAGACAACCTGATCCTTTCCCATGACGAGGACGACGAGCTGCTCCGGGGATACATCCGGGTAGCCGTTTCCTATGCGGAAAGTTACCAGCATATCCCCTCCGGGCATTATGCGGACAATCCCATGCCGCCCACCACAGAACAGGCTGTTATCATGCTGTCCTCCCATTTCTACGAAAGTCGGGATGGTTCCACAGGCGGCTTCTTCGCAGATAATGTGCAGGCCGGGCAGCAGGTTTGGAATACGGTGAACCTGCTGCTGCGGCTTGACCGGGATTGGCAGGTGTAGCCTATGTCTTACGGGAAAATGCGCACCCCGGTGCAGCTCCTTTCCACCGAAGCGGTAAAGGATGCAGAAGGCTTTGCCACGCAGCAGGATAAAGTGCTGGCGGAGGTTCGCGCCTATCACGAAGCCCGCCATGGCAGCGAGCGGTGGGCCAACCGGGCGGCCTTTTCGGAGGCCACCGACCTGTTCCGCTTCCGGGCCATCCCCGGAGTGGTGGTTTCTACCAAGCTGTTCCTGCTCTGCGAAGGCTGCCGGTATGACATTACCAGTGTGGAAGATGTAAAGGAGCGCGGGATGTATGTGGAGATTTTAGCGAAAAAGGTGGTGGCGGCAAATGGCTAAGGTACAGATTAAAATGCCGGAGGATTTCCTCTTAAAGCTCTCCCGGCTGGGAGATAAAACCGACGAGATCCTTCCAAAAGTGCTGGAAGCAGGCGGTGAGGTCGTTCTGGAAAAGGTACGCGGAAACTTGCAGGCGGTCATTGGCCGCGATATTAAAGAGGAGTCCCGCTCTACCGGCGAGCTGGTGTCGGCCCTTGGCGTCTCCCCGGCCAAGATTGACCGGGAGGGCAATTACAACGTGAAGGTAGGTTTTGCCGAACCGCGCTCGGATGGCCGCAGCAACGCCATGATCGCCAACGTGCTGGAATATGGCAAGAGCGGCCAGCCCGCAAAGCCTTTCTTGAAGCCCTCCCGTACCGCTTCCCGCGCTCCTTGTATTGAGGCGATGAAACGGAAGTTTGAGCAGGAGGTGGAGAAAATTTGAGCTTATTGGAAGATTTGAACGCCTGCCTGCTCCCATTGGGGATTCCCATAGAAACCGGCATTTTCAGCGATACCCCGCCGGACGAATATCTGGTGATTACACCCCTTGGGGACAGCTTCGGCCTCCATGCGGATAATACTCCGCTCTATGACATACAGGAGGCCCGGCTGTCCTATTTCAACAAGGGAAACTACACCAAACAAAAAAACGCGATGATCCGCGCCCTGCTGGGTGCGGATTTTGTTATCACTGACCGCCGGTATATCGGCCATGAGGACGACACCGGCTTTCACCATTACGCCATAGATGTGGCGAAACATTACGGAATGGAGGACTGAATACATGGCGACGATTGGCCTTGACAAGCTGTTTTATGCCCCGATCACAGAGGGCGAAAACGGCGACGAAGAATACGGCACCCCTGTCATGCTGGCCAAGGCAATGACAGCGGAGCTTTCCATCGAACTGAATGAAGCCACGCTGTATGCCGACGATGGCGCGGCGGAGATCGTAAAGGAATTTAAGAGCGGTACCCTTTCCCTTGGGGTGGACGATATTGGCGTGGCCGCTGCCGAGGCCCTTACTGGGGCCAAGATTGACGCAAACGGCGTTTTGATTTCTGCCAGCGAAAATGATGGCGCACCGGTGGCGGTGGGCTTCCGCGCCCGCAAGGCAAACGGCACTTACCGCTATTTCTGGCTTTACCGGGTAAAGTTTGCGGTGCCTTCCACCAACCTGACGACCAAGGGAGATTCCATCGAGTTTTCCACTCCGACGATTGAGGGGACGGTCATGCGCCGTAATAAGCTGGATGGCAAGAACGAGCATCCTTGGAAGGCCGAGGTCAACGAGGATGATACTGCGGTGGAGGCTTCTGTTATCAGCGGCTGGTACACCGAGGTTTACGAGCCTGATTATACGGAGGATGTTGCATGATGGATCAGAATGAACGCTCCGCCGCTATTCAGATCGGCGGGGAAACATACGAGCTGCTGCTGACGACCAGAGCCACCAAAGAGATCGCCAAGCGATACGGCGGGCTGGAAAACCTCGGCACCAAGCTGATGAAATCGGAAAATTTTGAGATGGCGCTGGATGAAATCATCTGGCTGATTGCCCTCATGGCAAATCAGAGCATTTTGATTTATAACCTGCGCCATAAGGACGAGCCGAAGCCCCTGCTCACTGAGGAGGAGGTCGAGCTTCTGACTTCGCCCTTAGAGCTGGCGACCTACAAGGACGCAATTATGGAGGCCATGTTCCGGGGTACGAAGCGGAACATCGAAAGCGAGGCCGATCCAAAAAACGTGCCGGTCGGGTAAGCGACGAGGAGTTGTTTACCCGACTGATTTATTATGCAACGGTTCCCCTGCGGCGCACCGAGGAGGAAGCGTGGCTGATGCCTTTCGGGTATTTGCTGGATTTGTGGGAGTGCCACAAGCAGTTTATCGGGATCAGCAAGCCCAAGCGGGAACTGTTCATTGATGATATTATCCCGGCTGGAATTTAAGGCTGCTTTCGCCGGAGGAAGGAGGTGGTATCCGTGGCGGACAATTTTGGCTTGAAAATCGGTGTCGAAGGCGAAAAGGAATTTAAGAAGGCCTTGGCGGAAATCAACCAGACCTTTAAGGTGCTTGGCTCGGAAATGAACCTCGTGGCCTCTCAGTTTGATAAGCAGGATAAATCCGTGGAGGCCCTTTCCGCCCGGAACCGCGTCCTCAATCAAGAAATTGATACCCAGCGCCAGAAAATCAGCACCTTGCAGCAGGCGCTGGAAAACGCCACAAACTCCTTCGGAGAGAATGACCGGCGCACAAAGCAATGGCAAACCCAGCTCAATAATGCGCAGGCTGCTCTCAATGATATGGAGCGGGAGCTTGCACAGAACGAGCGCGCTATCGACGAGTTGGGGGATGAATTGGAGCAATCCGGCAATCAGGCAGACGATTTCGGCAATGAGCTGGAAGGTGCGGCCGATGATGCGGACAATGCTTCTTCAAAATTTGATAAAGTGGGCTCCGTTGTCAAAGGCATGGGCGTGGCTATTGGCGCGGCGGTTGTGGCTGCGGGTGCGGCCCTTGCCGGACTGACGAAAAGTTTTCTTGACCTTGCAGAGTCCACACGGGAGTATCGGGAAGATCAGGCCAAGCTGGACGCAGCTTTTATCACAGCAGGCTTTACTACCGATCAGGCCAGCGAAGCCTATAAGTCTTTTTATTCCATTCTCGGTGAGGAAGATCGAAGCGTTGAGGCGGTCAACCACCTTGCCAAACTGTGCAGCACCGAGGAGGAGCTGGCACAGTGGACAGATATTGCCGCTGGTGTATGGGCTACCTTTGGTGACAGCCTTCCCATTGAAGGGCTGACCGAGGCCGCGAACGAAACAGCAAAGACCGGACAGATCACCGGCCAGCTTGCGGATGCGCTGAACTGGGCCGGGCTTTCTGAGGATGCCTTTCAGGCTTCTTTGGACTCCTGCAACAGCGAACAGGAACGGGCCGCCCTGATTACTGATACTCTCAACGGCTTATATTCGGAGGCTGCGGAAAACTACAAAGAGCTTAACGGTGACGTGATGGCGGCCCAGCGGGCACAGGCGGAATTGACCGATGCCTATGCAGAGTTGGGAGCCATTGCAGAACCGATTATGACAACGCTGAAATTTATGGCGGCAGATGTACTCACCGCCATGCTTCCTTTTGTGGCCCTCATGGGAGAAGGATTGCAGGGCGTTTTGGAAGGGACAGCCGGATCGGCGGAAACCTTTGCCGAGGGCCTGAGCGGTCTGGTGGAAATGCTTCTGGAAAAAGTGTCCTCTATTGTCCCCATGATCGGACAGGCAGTGCTTGCCAGCCTTCCCGCCCTGCTGTCCGCAGGCGTGGATATTGTGGTGGCGCTGGCAAACGGGATTGTCACGGCTATGCCTCAGATTGCCAGCGCAGCCGTTACCATTATTCTGGAATTGACGAACGGCCTGCTGGCTCTGCTCCCGCAGCTCATTGCGGCGGCTGCGCAGATGATTGCCACGTTGGCCCTTGGGATTGGTGAGGCCCTGCCGCAGCTTGTTCCCACTATCGTCCAGATCATTATGACGGTAGTACAGACCCTGATTGCCAACCTGCCTCTGCTTTTAGAGGGAGCTTTGCAGCTTGTCATGGGGTTGGCTCAGGGGATTTTGAACGCTATCCCGGTTTTAATTGAGGCGCTTCCGGCTGTTATTGTAGCCATCGTGGAGTTTATCGTGGCCTCTATCCCGCAGATTATTGATGCCGGAATCCAGCTTTTGACCTCGCTGGTGGCGGCCCTGCCGGATATTATCACGGCGATTGTTGCGGCCATTCCACAGATTATCGAGGGGCTGGTGACAGCTATTGTCGGAAGCATCCCGCAGATTATCGACGCAGGTGTACGGCTGCTGGTGTCTCTCATTCAGAACCTTCCGACAATTATCACCACCATAGTCGGGGCAATCCCACAGATTATTTCCTCTCTGGTGAACGCCCTGATTAACAGTATTCCACAGATCATACAGGCAGGCGTTCAGCTATTCGTGTCGCTGATCCAAAACCTGCCCACCATTATTGTGGAAATCGTGAAGGCGGTTCCGCAGATTATCGCAGGGATCGTAAACGCCTTTACCTCATCCATAGGCCAGATCGTCAATGTCGGCAAGAACATTGTGCAGGGCCTTTGGTCTGGTATCCAGAGCCTTGCAGGCTGGATTTGGGACAAAGTCTCTGGCTGGATTTCCTCGATTTGGGATGGAATTTGCAGTTTCTTTGGCATCAATTCTCCCTCGAAAGAGATGGCTTGGGTTGGTGAAATGCTGGTACAAGGTCTGGCTGGTTCTATTCAGGATAATGGAAAGCAGGCCGTTTCTGCCGCTGAGAAAATGTCCTCGGATATTGATGGGGTAATGAATAAGCTGGCGCAGGATATGCAGACAGCAATTCCTACGGATTACCAGCTCAATGCAAATGCAAACGTATCTGGCGGCATGACCGGCGCAGCCTTTACGGCAGCAGCAGGCGGCGGCCCGCTGGTTATGGTACAGCAGATGATTGTCCGCAGCGAGGACGACATCCGCAGGATTTCTCAGGAACTGTATAATCTCATGCAGGTCGGCTCCCGCGCACAGGGCCGGATCATCACAGCGTAAGGAGGTGGGCGTTTGGGCTTTCAATACAACGGAATTACTTCTCAATCTATGAGCATCAAGGCCCATCTTACCGGCTGGCAGATGGTTCCCTCCCTTCGGAGCAATACGGAAACTGTCCCCGGTAAAGCGGGCCTTGCAGACTTTGGAGCAGACAGCGGCGAGCGTTACATTGACGTGGCCTGTAATGTTTATCCACAGAAAACCTTTGCCGATATGGTGTCGGTTTTGGATCAGGTAGCGGCATGGCTCGACCCTACGGCTGGCACCAAACAGCTTGTGCTGGATGATGTGCCAGACCGGTATTTTATGGCCCGCCTCTCCGATACGGTGGACTGTGAGCGGCTCCTGCGGGCAGCCGGTTCCTTTACCCTCCGTTTTCTTTGCCCTGACCCTTACGGATACGCGCTGGACGATGAAACCTTTACCCTCTCCCAAGCAGGGGAACATGAGGTGGAGCGTGAAATCGGAAACACAGACTCCGAGCCGGTGTATTCTCTGCAGGGAATGATTTCTTCCGGTGCGTTTGTGCTGACGACCAACGGAGAGGCCCTGCGGGTGATTGGCCCGCTGGCTGCGGAGGAAGTACTGGTGATTGACACTGGCATGGTAACAGCCAAAGTGACAGACAGCGCGGGCAATACCCTGCGAAACGGCCTGCCCTGTTTGGAGGAACTCAATTTCCCGGTGTTGCGCCGGGGGATGAATGAGGTGGCAATTACGGCTGAGGGCGGCGCTGTTTTTACCGAGCTTCATATACAGGCCAAGAGCCGATGGAGGTAAACGATGGCAGTAAAAACTACTTTGACTGCGCAGGAGGACTTTACCGGGGAATTTCCATCTGCATGGGCTGCCTCCGGCCTCTGGCGCTTTAACGAGTCCGAGCCGGACAGCAACGACCGGTTGATGGATTCTTCCGGCAATGGCCGGGATTTCAATATTATCAACTGGAGCGGCACCACGGCAAACCTGCTGGAAGGCTGGCGCGGACATTATTTCCGCTTCAACATCAATAACCCAACCTCGGAGAAAACATATCTTCAAGCCGTAAACGACGGCTCCATTTTCGCCGAGCTGGGACAGCGGATCGTGGTAGGCGGTTGGATGAACCCCACCATTTACTCGGTAGGCAATACTTTCTGCCCGATTTTTAACACCCGGCAGGGGCCGGGCCAGCCGATCCTGTACCTTTCGCTGTATTCCGGGCGGCCCCGCCTGATGCTTTACAATTCCTCCGGCTCCCTGATTTTAGACGAGTCGGTAACGCCACCGTTCTCGCTGGTCAATAACGGCTGGTATTTTCTCGCCGCAGTGATCGAGCCGGACGCATACAAAGCCTGCTATGTGGTCGGCGACCGCAGTACCGGTACAGTGTGGATTTCAAACGAGCTGACGATTGATGGCGAGTTGAACCGTTCCTGTACCGCTGACCTTATTATGGGGATGCACGCAGACACCTACTATTATGCAGGCGGTTTTGACGATTGGTTCCTGGATACGGACTCCTCCCTGACAGCAGAAGAACTGGCGGAGTATTTCAAAGCCACCCTTTTTGCAAATGGCGGCGACCTGTCCGGGGATGTGGATGCGCTCACTGAGCCGGGCAGCGTTACCCTTAGAAGCTCGGACGGAGCCTACCCGTCCAGCGGGCAGCTTGTCACCAAAGGAGCCGCCTGTGCCCTTTCCGGTTCAGGCCGAGTATCGGTAAACAGCGAATATACGGCGGGTGTGACCTCTATCGAGCAGGTGGAGACTTCTACTTCGGACGATTTGGAGGAATGGTCGGCCTGGCAGGCGGTTGGCACCAGCGGCGAGCTGCAATCCCCGAACCGGCAGTATATCCGCTTCCGGGTGACGCTTGCCACCGATGATGTATCCCTTACCCCGAAGGTGCTGGAAATCCAGCTCCACGATATACCGAAGGCTCCCTATGAAAAACTGGGCTTTGCCCGTCCTGTGGTGCTGGACGAAAATGGTGCATGGGAGGCGGTTCTGGAAAACGCCTTTGATATTGTTGTCACCAGCGAAGTCAACGGGGCTGATACGATGGAATTTTACCTGCCTTTCCATGATCCAAAGCGGGCCATGCTGGATAATGAAAAACAGGTGCAGATTGTCAATGATATTTACCGCATCCGCACCCTTACCGATACCAAGGACACGGATGGGCGGATCGTGACACAGGTTTATGCCGAAGCTGCTTTTTATGATCTTTCCTTTTCCGAGGAAAAAGAAACGGTGGACTTCAATGCGGATACGGCGGATGCACCAATGCGGCACGCACTGGAAGGCACCGGCTGGTCGGTAGGTACGGTCAACGTCACCACGCTGCGCACATGGCAGTGTACGGAGAAAAATGCCCTTTCCATCCTGCGGGCCACACAGAATATCCACGGAGGCGACCTGATTTTTGACTGCCCGAACCGGCTCGTCCACCTGCTGACCTTTGGAGGGAATGACAGCGGCGCTCTGTTTGCCTACCGGAAAAACCTCAAGAGCATTGAGCGAGTGGTCGATACCCGCAGCTTGGTAACAAGGCTCTATGCCTACGGCAAGGATGGAATGACCTTTGCCTCAATCAATGGAGGCAAGGACTATGTGGAGGATTTCTCCTATACCAGCGAGGTGCGCATTTCTACGTTGGACTGCTCGAACTTCACCAATCCCTATCAGATGCTGGAATACACGCAGATGCGGCTGGCGGAATATGCGCAGCCCCGTGTTTCCTATGTTCTCTCCGCGATGGACTTGTCGGCCTTGACCGGGTATGAGCATGAGGCGTGGGCGCTGGGCGATATTGTAACGGTGGATGATAAAGACCTCAATCTGTCGGTCAAAACCCGTGTCGTGCGCCGCCAGTATAACTTGCAGGAGCCATGGAAAACAGTGCTGGAACTTTCCACCACGCTCCGGGAGCTGGGGGATTCCTCTGCACAATGGGATAAGGCCGCCGATGTGCTGGCCTCCACCGATGTGATCGACCGGCAGGAAGTCAAGGACTTGGTTCCTTTCAACCACCTGCGCAATTCCCGCGCCGACAGCGGCATGAATTACTGGACGAACTCCGGCTTTGAAGTAGATGCGGAAAACGGCGTTTCCGGTACAGCCTCCTTCAAGGCAGAGGGTGTTTTGGGTATGACAAAAAGCCTTACTCAGACGGTCTACCCGGCCAGTCGCCGCAGCTACACCTTTTCGGCGCAGATTGCCTCGGAAGATTTGCAGAAAGGCCCCAGCGGGCAGGTCGGTATTGAAGTAACCTTTGAATATGAGGACGGTTCCACGGAAACGCGGTTCATCGACCTCTTTTAATATAGAAGGGAGCGGCCTATGGCTTCTTTTACACAGACCGCCACCGACCTGTCCCCCAAGGGGTACGGGCGGCTGCGTTCCATCACCATCCGGCTTTGCATTACGGATTGCACCGGCAAGGTGTATTTTACTGACATTATGGTGCAGGGCGGCTCTATTGCTACTGGCTGGGTGGGCCATCCCAGCGAAATCCAGTGGACGCTGGACGGTTAAGGAGGCAGATATGGCGGCGGAATTTACTCGATTTTCAGAAACGATTTTGACAAAGCAGGCTCAACGGGTAGTGAGCATTACCGTGAAGCCGATGATCTCCGATTGTACAGGCCGGATTTATTTTACCGACCTGATGGTGCAGGAGGGCGACCGGCTCACAGGTTATGTGATAAATACAGAAACAATCCTGCAAAAATACCGGGAGGAGGGCTCCGTTGTGCCGCCCCGTTTTTACAACGGCGTGGTACGCTCGGCAGAAACGGTGGTGTTGTTCAATCTCGGTTCTGATACGACGGGGCTGGACTGTTACCTTTACCCGGTGCAGGACATGGCGGCTGGCAGCATATCGCTCGCGTTGGGGGCAGGCGCACATAAGGCGGCCTTTCCGGCAGCGGTAAGCGCCGGGGACGAGCTGGCGCTTCTGGCTACTTCCCGGAAATGCCTGCTCAACGGAAACCCCACGGAAAAGCGAGGCTTCTTTCAGTACACGGCTGCCGGGGACAGCAAACATCCGGTGACATTGGAGGAACATAAATCTGCCCGGCTGCTGTTTCGATTTCAGGAAATGCAGGAAGGAGGTGATGGTATATAATCAAAGTGGGTAAGTTGAAGTGGAATATTTACCCGTTTTTTGCTATAATAGAACCGACAGTAACGCTGAGTTTCGTCAGAAAAGTTAGTCTGAGAGTATAAATAAGTGAGGGAATGGAATGTCGGTTAATGTGAATTTTGATAGTAAAATTGACAAGATTTTTGCAGATTTTAAGAAATTATCTCCTGCATTGATAGCAGTAGCGATTGCATCAGGGTTAATTTTGTTCTTACCGTACAATATCCTTGAACGTATGGCATTGGATAAACTTCCAGATTTATGGAAGAGGGTTATAGGCATTATCTTTATTGTTTCTGTGGCGCTAATTGTTACAATCGTGTTGGTTGATGTATATAAAAAGGTACGAGCCAAAATTAGGTATAAACTCACAATCAAAAAATTAAGAAGTAGGTATCTGCAATTATCAAATAGCCAAAAGGCACTAATAAAGAAAATGCTTCACAGTAGAGATAAATCGAGCAAACTGGATTGCACATCAGGAGATGTATTATATTTGCAGGAGAATGATTTTATACATCAAGCAGAAAAATATATGTTTTTTGGCCCTGGATATACCGCACCTGTAACATTCGCACCTCAACCATGGCTATTGGATTTATATAAGCAAGAACCAGAAATATTCAAGTAAATGTTAAGAAAGACTTTTTAGAAAAGCATCTATTGCTAACAGTGCAATAGATGCTTTTCTAAAATTAGGAGGTAAAACTTATGAGGGACTATCTGCAAGGCAGGCGGTGTATGGTTTGGTCGTTTATGCAGAACGCCCGGATGTACGAGGCCCTGAGGGATTATGGCGACCGGCTGGATACGGTGGGGATTTTTACCTTCGAGGTGGATGCAACCGGCACCCTCTCGGAAACCGGCACCAGCATATCTTCCATGATGACCTACATCAACAAGTGGCCGCACATTCACTGGATGCTGACGGTGATGAATCACGGCACCGCCAGCATTTTTACGGCCCTGCGCAATAACACAAACGGCGCAAAAGATGAGTTTTTAACCGAGTTGGTGCGCATTATGGAGAAATACCCATGGTGCGCCGGGGTGGATATTGATCTGGAACGCGGCGGCGGGTATGAGAATCGGGAGGCCGCAAACAGCCTGTTCCGGGACATTTACCAGACAGTCAAAGCCTACAATCCCGCCAAACTCGTTAATATCTGCCTGCCCGGTATGACTGGCGTTCAAGGCAGTGTGGGCGGTGAAAACTGGTGCGTTTATGCCGACCTTGACCCCTACTGCGACACGGCCTCCATTATGTCTTACGGTATGGCGTGGGCAGGCAGCGCCCCCGGCCCGGTTTCCCCCCGGAGCTGGTTGGAGGGCATCTATAACTACGCAGTAACGGCTATGGCCCCGGAAAAGATTTTTATGGGCCTGCCGGGCTATGGTTGGAACTGGCAGATATACGATACCCCGGAGAACCTTGGCGAAACCTACCGGGGGATCTCCAACACCTATTATGCCGCCAAGCTCTGGATGACCGGCGGCTATAATTTCACCGGAGATGCGCCGCCCCAGCCTATGATCCCCATTGTGGCCTATTGGGACGATGTGGATATGGTGCCGTGGGCGCTTCCGCAGGTCTATGATTACATGGAGGGATGGGATGCTGCCTCAGTGGTTTCGCCCTTGCAGCAGGAGGTCTACAACCGCAGGCGGTATCTGACCTGTTACGGGAAAGAACAAAAAACCGCCTTTGGCACGATCTATATTGACCGCAGTGGAGGCACCCCGGATTCCTATACCGGGATTGCCAGCATTTCCGACTATATGACAGTGCTGGGGGAAGGCGCGACAGCAACCTTCAACTTTACGATTGAGCAGGCAGACACCTATGACATAGCGGTGCGGCTTGCTTTTCCTTTTTGGGATAAGAACGCGCTGGATGTATCGGTGGACGGAAGCTCCAAGACTTTTTCAGAAAACCGCCTGTGGTGGCCGTACTGGCGGCGCACCTGCTGGCTTTCTTTTGCATCCGGCAGGAGCCTTGCCGCTGGCAGCCACACCCTGACAATCAGCGGCGGTATTCCCGGCGTTCAGTTTTACGGGTTCCGGGTATGCAGCAGTTTTTCCGAGGAACCGTCTGCCGGAGAGGCAGCGTTCACCCTCTCGCCCCGGCAGTTTCTGGATGTGAATGCCCAGCCAGCCACACCCGATAAAGGCTTTAAGCTCACCTGTGAAATGCTCCGGCGCAAACCGGACTCGGCGCTGGTATGGTATGAGGACTTCCGGGATGATACCCCTCTGCCGGACAGCTACTGGACGACGCTTTCCGGGGAATGGTCGGTGTGGCGGGAAAGCTACACCACCGAGAATCGGCCTTATTCCTTGCTGGAAGGCTCCGGCAAGCTGGCGTGGAAATATGAGGGCTTCTCCGACCTGCATATCCGGGCGCGGGTGGGTTTTCCACAGAATGGTGGAGGACGGGCCGGGGTATTCCTTGGCAATCTGTTCTGCTGCTTAAACTACGATACCCAGCGGGTGGAGTTATACCAGGGCTCCACGCTTTTGGGAAGTTACGCCACCAGTTTTTCCAAAACCCCGGATGCACAGCTCCACAGCAATCCATCTGTCTATACCATTGAGATGCGAAAGCGCGGGAACAGAGTCCGGGTGTATTCCGGTTCCAGCTATACCCTGCGGTTTACCGCAACAGTGAGTGCCACTTCCGGCTATGCGGGGATACAGGCGGACAATGAGATTGTCTGCGACCTGCTGCGGGCTGGTGATGCCTGGGCTTATGAACCCTATGAGTGCTTCGACGTGGTGTACCCGGATGGGGTGCGCACCAGTTTTGGACGCATTGCCCGCTCTGGCGTGACGTGGGACGAAGAATTTCAGATTTTTACGGTGAATAGCGATGTGGACGAAGGCTCTACTCGCGGCGAGGATATTTCCCTCGACTATGATTTCTTTCATTCCCACTTGCTGGAAATCTCGTGCGGGAATGATTACACAGCCAAGGTGATCCCACGGGATATAAACGTGTGGACTGCCCGTTTATTCTTGGGTGATGCGGACGGCTTTTCGATCCTTTACTATCAGGACGTGGATTCGCTGGTATATTGGGCGAACGAGGCTGCTTACCGGTGGGGCCTGCGCGGCATTGCAATCTGGTCTTTGGGACAGGAGGATATGCGGCTGTGGGAGGTCATGCCGAAGCAAATATAAAACCGGAACGGGCGCTTTGCCGTATGGCGGGCGCTCGTTTCCTATGCAAAAGGAGGATTTTTATGAAGACTGTATGGAATTGGTTCAACGTTTCTTCTTTTGTTTGAACAACCAATCCATAAAT